TGAGTGTGACTTTATTGGTTCTGCTGGTACTCTTATCGCTGGTTCTAAACTTAAGGCATTGACATATAATGAACCACTAACGTCATCTGCTGGTCTTGATATTTACGAAGAGCCTAAGGAAGGCCACGAGTATATGATGACAGTGGACGTCTCACGTGGTATGAAGCTTGACTACTCTGCCTTTATCCTGGTAGATATCACAGAGTATCCACATAGACTGGTAGGAAAGTATCGTAGCAATACAATCAAACCTATGTTGTTCCCTGACATTATTGTTCAAGTAGCAAAGAAATACAATAGGGCTTGGATCCTTGCAGAGGTTAATGACATTGGTGATCAGGTGGCATCCATTATCTTCTATGATATGGAGTATGAGAACCTGTTGATGACATCAATGCGTGGTAGGAATGGCCAGGTCTTAGGACATGGGTTCTCTGGTGGTAAGACGCAGCTTGGTCTTAAGATGGCGAAGGCTCCAAAGAAACTTGGCTGCAGCAATCTCAAACAAATGGTGGAGTCTGATAAGATTATTTTCAATGACTTCACTATCATCAATGAGCTTACCACCTTTGTCGAGAAGCGTGATTCCTTTTCTGCTGAAGATGGATGCCATGATGACCTTGTCATGTGTATGGTTATTTACGCCTGGGCAGTAGCACAAGACTACTTTAAGGAGATGACTGATCAGAGTGTCAGGGAGGAGTTGTATGAGAAGGATAAGACACAACTAGAGGAGGACATGTCACCGTTTGGTTTCATCGTTGGTGGTGCGGATGACGACTACTTTACAGATGGTGGAGAGCTGTGGAGGACAGAGTGGCAGTCAGATAGGTATGACAAATTTAGAGACAAGATGGATGAGTATGGTATGCCTTATTCACCTTGGCAGTGGGGTGAATCGAATACTCCAAATACTGACTGGTGGTAAAGGGATGTGATAGGGTACTACCATTTACTTAAAAACTTTTAAGTAATGCCGTAACACCTGTTAAACACTAGCTTTTTCTAAATAAATTTGAATATTACCTATATTCGGGAGAAAGAGTAATGGTTATTAAAACCGCTTCTCCAGGTATCATCGTCAACGAGATTGATCTTACCAGGGGAACTAGTGATGCTATCACTACTAATGTGGGTGCCCTTTGTGGTCCTTTCCTTAAGGGACCGGTCGATGAGTTCGTAAAGATTAATACTGAAGCTGAGCTTGAGAAGGTATTTGGTCTTCCTACAGAGGAAAACTATGAGTACTGGTGGACAGTTTCTAACTTCCTGGAATATGGTGGCGTATGCTATGTCGTCCGTTGCGACGACGCTGTAGGTGATGAGGCTGTTGAGTCTCTGGGATTCAGCTCCCCCAACCTGCAGTCGATGAGAAACGCTGCTGACTTCCTTGAGGGAGACATCAACGCACCTTACGTAAAGAACTACGATCACTTCCTTGAGGATGTGTATCAGCAAGGCTATAGCCCTGCCAAGTTCCTGGCACGTAACCCCGGTACCTGGGGCAACAGCCTCGGCGTTTCTATTATTGACGCTGGTGCTGACTATCAGTCTGTTCTTGGTGTTGTCGGTATCAAAAAGAACGCAAACGGTGAATTAGTCAACGCTGAATTCGATCAAGGTATCGATAGTGGAACTGTCATTGGTAATTACGTTAAAGTAACAGCTAGTGGTTCTCTGCAACACACTGATCTTGAGGACGACGACACCGAGTTCCCAGTATATGTTGAGGCATATGAGCCTGACGGTTCACTGGATGGTAAAGGTTTCATCATGCGCTATGAGAATGGCGTTATGCAGATCCTAGTTACCTTCGGTAGATTTCAACTCAATGATATCCTGAAGGAAAACGCCAGTGACACAATTGCTCCCGTTGCTATTGATGTATGGAAGCAAGGCACACTTGAGTACTATGCTCCTTACAGTGTAGCTGTTCCTCTGCTGACTTCTCAGTCCTCTCAGCCTATCGAGTCTGATGATAACGGAAGCGAAGGCCCAGTCATCTATGCTGAGTCGGTACTGCCTGGTGGCGTTACTAACGAGAGAATCGTCAACATGATCTGGACTCCTGAGGAGTACACCAGAGTTGAAGGCGAAAGCTTTGGTTGGTCTAAGTCCCCACGCAATAACCAAAAGGTAAGATACGGTGGTCCAGCCAGCAATGGTGACATCTATCAGTACAACACTCGTACTGAGAAGTGGTATAACACCTACACACCACAAGTTGGTGACGCAGTAACTGATAATAAAAACACCTTCACTGTTCAGGCAATTGGTGATTGGTATACTCAGCAGATCGCATTCCAAGGTCTTCCCTGGTATAGATTTGCAAGCCGTCCCGGCACCTCACCCAACGCAATGGATAGAGGAGCTAGAAACGACGAGCTCAACATCCTGGTCTATGACGCCACTGGCGACCTGACTGGCTCCAAGGGTAACGTACTTGAAGCATATGTTGGTGTTTCTAAACTTCAAAACGCAATCACTCAAGAAGGTGAGAAGAACTACTACGCAGACAGAATCAATGAGTTCTCTCTGTATATGTTCGCAAACCAGCCTCTTGACAGTGCACAAGGCGGGTTGAATGACGGTAAGACTGATGTCGGTGCCAACATGGCTGACGGTGCCAACTGTGCTTACATCATTCCTTCGCAGAGAGTACTGCGTGGTGGTGAGGACAAGCTGACTGCTTCACTTGGTGAGCTGCAGTATGCTTACAACAAGTTCGATCGTGAAAATATCTTCGATCTGGACTACGTCCTGCAGGGCCCTGCCGGTGAAAACCTTGACGACGCTGTAGCTAAGGCTAACTTCCTTATCTCCATCGCTGAGGACAGAAGAGACTGTATGACTTTCCTGTCTCCTCCACGTTATATGGTTGTCAACCAGCTGGACGCTGACAGAACTACCGACCTGGTAGTATCCTGGGCTAAGGAACTTTCCTCCTCGTCCTATGCTGTATTCGATAGTGGTTATAAGTACCACTACGATCGCTTCAACGACAAGTACAGATACACACCTCTGAACGGTGACACAGCCGGAACGCTGGTCTATTCTTCCTTTAGATCCGAGCCCTGGTTCTCGCCTGCTGGTTTTGCAAGAGGTCAAATCCGTAACGCCGTTAAGCTTCCCTTCAACCCAAGCAAGAAGCAACGTGATGACCTGTATACACACAGAGTCAACCCTGTTGTCGACTTCCCTGGCGAAGGAACTGTTCTCTTCGGAGACAAAACTGCTCTGGGCTACAGCTCTGCCTTTGATCGTATCAACGTCAGACGTCTGTTCCTGGTAGTAGAGAAAGAGATTGCTAAGCTTTCTCGCCAAACTCTCTTCGAGTTCAACGACGAAGTTACTAGAACACTGTTCAAGAACAACGTCAACCCATTCCTCAGAAACGTTCAGTCGAAGAGAGGTATGTATGACTTCCTGGTAGTTTGTGACGAGTCCAACAACACTCCTGAGATTATTGATCGTAACGAGTTCGTTGCTGACATCTACATCAAGCCTGCTAGAAGCATCAACTTCATCACCCTGAACTTCATCGCAACTAAGACAGGTATGACGTTCGACGAGGCGGTTGGCCTCCACAGACGCAATTCCTTCTGATCACATATAGGTAAGTCCAATGGCATTTCAAAAAAGTATTGAGGATTTTAAGGCTGTACTTCAGGGTGGTGGTGTACGCCCAACTATGTTCCAGGTCGAAATGACCTTCCCCGACACAGTTGTTCCTGACCCCACCCAAGCAACTCAGGAGGGTACCTTCCTGATTAAAACTGCTGCACTTCCCGCCTCTAACGTCGGCGTAATTGACGTTCCTTTCAGAGGGCGTAAGCTCAAGGTTTCTGGCGACAGAAACTATGATGACTGGAGCGTAACGGTAATCAACGACGTCACCTTCGGAATCCGTAAGGCATTCGAAGAGTGGGCCGAGCGCATCCAGAACCATAACTTTGTTCTTGGTTCTAACACACTGGTAGATTACTTCGGTACAGCTATCGTCAGACAGCTTGACCGCGACGGTAACCAGCTCCGTGCTTACAGATTTGAAGGTGTATGGCCTTCGACTGTTGGTGAAATTGGTCTCGACTTTGAGACACAGGACACCATTGAGGAGTACGAAGTCAACCTTTGTGTTCAATACTGGAGTGCGATTGAGGCAGGTGATCCATTCACCTCTGCGGTACCTATCAATTCGAGCGCAGATCTCAACGCAGTATCGAGCTGATATATTCAACAACGTACAAGGGGGCTCAGGCCCCCTTTTTTATGGGATAAATAAGGTATAACAGACTGAATAACACAGTGAATAGCTCTCCACAGTATAATAATCAGAGGGAAGGTAGGCTGTTCGGCTTCTCATATAGAGAGCCAGACGCTGACGAACTGAAGAAAAAGATATCCCCAGTTCCACCAAATATGGACGACGGTGTAACCGTCGCTGCTGGTGGCCTGACTGGCTACGGGATGAATATGGATGACGGGTCTCAGAGAGACACCGAAATGATTAAGAAGTATCGCTGTATGGCGATGCACCCCGAAGTTGATAGTGCGATCGAGGATATTGTAAACGAAGCTATCGTATCAGATACCAACGATACACCAGTAGCAATTGATCTGTCCAATCTGGACGTGTCAGAAAGAATTAAAACTATTATTAGAGAGGAGTTTTCATATATTCTGCATCTCCTGGACTTTAATAACAAAGCCCATGAGATGTTCCGTAAGTGGTATATCGATGGACGTCTGTATTATCATAAGGTTATTGACCTGAACAATCCTGAGCGTGGCATCACTGATATTCGTAACATTGATGCTCTCAAGATTAAACTGGTAAGAGAGTACAAGAGACCACAACTTCCCGATCCTATTCTGCGTAACCCGCACAAGCCATTGAGTGGTGACCAACCTAAAGTGTTTGGTCAAGCGACTACTCAGTTCCCTGCTCGTGTCTTGGAATACTTCATGTATAACAAGAAGGGTATCAACTACATGGGTAACAACTATGGTGGTACCAACTCGCAGAACCAGACCATTAAGATTGCCAGAGATTCGGTGACCTATATCACCTCAGGCCTGGTAGATGGTAACAATGGACAAGTGCTGTCCTACCTTAACAAGGCACAGAAGTCACTCAACCAGCTGCGCTGGATGGAGGACGCTATTGTTATCTACCGTATGGCAAGAGCACCTGAGCGTCGTTTGTTCTATATTGACGTCGGTAACCTGCCCAAGGCTAAGGCTGAGAACTATCTGCGTGACGTGATGGCACGTTACAGAACGAAGATCACTTATGACCAGAGCACTGGTGAGATTCGTGACGACAAAAAGTTCATGTCTATGCTGGAAGACTACTGGCTGCCAAGACGTGAGGGTGGTCGTGGTACTGAGGTATCTACTCTGCCTGGTGGTCAGAACTTGGGTGAGCTGGAAGACCTTAAGTACTTCCAGGACAAACTTTACAAATCTCTTAACGTTCCTGCTTCACGTATGCAGGGTGACGGTGGCTTCCAGATTGGTAAGTCCGATGACATCATGAGAGATGAGGTTAAGTTTGCGAAGTTTGTGGGTAGAATGAGAAAGAAATTCTCCTACCTTTTTGTTGATCTTCTTAAGACACAGCTGGTACTGAAGGGTGTAGTATCTCCTAAAGAGTATGACTCTATGAGAGAGCACATTCAGTTTGACTTTGTCTATGACAACCACTTCTCTGAGCTCAGAGAGATGGAGATGATGCAGAACAGACTGCAGATTGCTGCTATGGCTGAGCCATATCTTGGTAAGTACTTCTCTGTCTATCAGGTACGCAACAGACTGCTTGGCTACACTGACGGTGAGATCAAAGAGATCGACCAGCAGATTTCTTATGAGCGTAACGTTGGTATTATTCCTGACCCCAACGCTCAAATGATGAGACAAAGGCAGATGGCTGGTACCACGGGTCAGAACCCAGAGCTCTCAGCAGAATTACAACAACAGGCTGAACAAGATCCAGCGATGACTGATGACCAAGACCTAGCCGGTGGTGCACCACCTATGGCCGGAGGCGGTGGAGCAGTAGCTGGTGGTGCTGCTGGTCCTGGTGCAGGCACTGCACCTATGTAACTACCACAATCCTAAATAGTAAAAAACTATACACACATTATGTCCAGAGTTGCAGAACTTATTGATTTGATTGTTCAGGGTAAGAACGCAGAAGCCTCTGACGTTCTAAATAGCGAGCTCCTAACTCGTTCCTATGAAGCCATCAATGACATTAAACAAGATGTAGCTTCCGCATATTTCTCCCCAGTTGTTGGTGAGCCGGAAGTAGAACAAACCACAGACGAGGTCACCGACGATGAAACTGATTAGAGAAGAGATCGAATCGATCCAGGTTCTCACAGAGGAAAGTAATGGTAAGAAACATTTTTACATTACTGGCCCCTTCCTCCAAGCGGATATTAAAAACCGCAACGGTCGTATTTACGAAAGCAATATCCTTGCCAAGGAAGTTAAAAGGTATAACGAACAGTACGTCTCTAAGAACCGTGCTATGGGGGAGCTGGGTCACCCCGACGGACCAACGGTCAATCTTGACCGCGTCAGTCACAAAATCACATCACTGACACAAGAGGGTAGTAACTTCATTGGAAAAGCTAAGATCCTCGAAACTCCCATGGGAAGAATTGCCGGAGCCCTCCTCAATGATGGGGTTACGCTGGGTGTGTCTTCACGTGGCATGGGATCTTTGGTTAACCGCAATGGCGTTAACTATGTTGGTGAAGACTTCATGTTGGCTACTGCTGCTGACATTGTTGCAGATCCCTCAGCTCCAGATGCCTTTGTCCAAGGTATTATGGAAGGAAAGGAATGGGTATGGGACAATGGACTGCTGAAAGAGAGAGATCTCAATGCCGCAGTACAGACTCTCAATGAAGTTCCTTCGATCAGACTTAACGAGGCTATCCTCGACACATTTCATGACCTGTTGATGGGTTGAGTTTTCCGTAAGAAATCTCAGTACAACCACAGGTATTTTATAAATAACTCAGAATAATTGAAATTATTACAAAGAGAAACATGGCTCAATCTCGTACTGCTGCCAATAACAGGGCTTCTGCGGCAGAACCAATGCAAGAGTTGGTTCCAACGTCGCTTGTTCCTGGGCAATCCAAGAATGATGTAGGTGGAGACACCCCCCGTAACGCTCAGCCAGATAATGACTCTGCCAAGCTGGATCCTTTTAAGGGTGCTCCTGGTAGCGTTTCCTCTAGCCCCGAAGGCAAGATTGGTGACGAAGTAATCCCTGGTAACGCAAAACACGACGGCACCAAGTCTGGTCGTTCCAACCCTGGTCCTGAAAAGCTGGATGGCAAAGCCAACTATGCTGACATGGGTCCTGGTAAAGGATATGATCCTAGGGATGGGCACACAGGTTCCTTGGCAGGCGGCACCGAAAGACGTACCGTTGGTCAGTCCAAGGCATATGAGCACGTAGAAGTAGACGAGAAAGCTGGTCAGGCACTTGACGAGTTGGCTACAGACAACGGTGCCTCTGATGACTTTAAGTCGAAGGCTAAGGTCATCTTTGAGAGTGCTCTGAACCAAAAGCTCCAGCTGGAAGTAGCCAGACTGGAGGAAGAGTTCTCCAGCAGATTTGAGGAAGAGATCACTCAGATCGCTGAGAAAGTTGAGGGCTTCCTCAACTACACCTCCCAGCAATGGCTGGAAGAGAACAAGCTGGTTGTGGAAAATGGTATCCGCAACGAGCTTTCTGAGTCCTTCATGCAGGGACTTAGAGGTTTGTTTGAAGACCACTACGTAACCCTCCCCGACGAGAAGTATGATATCTTCGAGTCGATGGTTGCGAAGCTTGATGATATGGAAAACAAACTCAACGAGCAAATCGAGACTAACGTCAAGCTCGCCAACGGCATGTCCAGCTACCAGAGAGACAGCGTACTCGCTGACGTCTCCTGGGATCTGACTGAAGCTGGCAAAGAGCGCCTGGCTAGTCTTGCTGAGAACGTAGAGTTTGAAAGTGAAGAAAATTATCGCACGAAGCTCAACGTACTGAAGGAGAGCTTCATCACCAAAGAGGACGCCCCTACTACAGAGGCAACCTACAGTGGTGAATTTCTTGAAGAGTCCGCTGAGGCTCCTGCACCTGGTATCTATGACGACATGAGCTCCTCCATGGCAGCTTATGCGAGAGCCTTGTCCAGAACCATTAAATGAATTTAAATTAGAAAGGTATCCCCTAAAAAAATGTCACAACATCTTACCGAAAAGTGGGCACCCATTCTGAATCATCAAGATCTTCCCGAGATCTCTGATCCTTACAGAAAGGCTGTAACCGCTCAGCTTCTTGAGAACCAAGAGAGATTCCTCCAAGAGCAAGCTGTCGTCGAAGGCAGCTCCTCCGGTCTTCTGACCGAAGCCCCAACCATGAGCGTTAACGCTGCTGGTTATCAGGGCCTCACCAACGGTTCCGTCGGCGGCGGCATCGATGGCACCCTTAATGCTGACGTCGGCCCCCGTGCTGGCTTCGACCCCGTTCTGATCTCCCTGATCAGACGCTCCATGCCCAACCTGATCGCCTATGACATCTGCGGCGTTCAGCCAATGACTGGTCCTACCGGCATGATCTTCGCCATGCGTGCGATGTATGACGGTCCCGACGGTCCTAACGAAGCATTCTTCGACGAAGCAGATCCTACATTCTCTGCTGGCGCCGATAGGTTTGACGCTGCTAACCCCCTTGGCTACAAGCCTTATGAGCTTGACGCTTATGGCAAGTATGTACCCAACAGCGCTTACGATCCTACCGTAAGACCTGGTAAGTACGACTACTACGGGAAGGACGCCGCTTACGGTGGCCCCGATTCCGGCAACGGCTGGGATTCCCCCTATGATGTAGAGGCTGCTTCTCAGGATCCTAATAGCGATCGTTACATCAACCACCCCTACGTACCTGGTGAGTCCCCAACTCACGGTAAGCCTAGCCCTGACCTGATCACCAAGGATTATGGTAACAACCCTGGTCTCCTCGACTCTGATACCACTCCTGGTACTGGCTACACAACTGATCCTGAAGCTGGTGGTACAGGTGCAAACGCTTATCCCGCTGACGGTTACAATCCCCGTATCCGTGACATGCAGGGTATGTCGAAGGCTCAAATGGAGCGCCTTGGCGAGCCTGGTAACGAGTTCCGTCAGATGGGCTTCTCGATCGAGAAGGCTGTTGTTGAAGCTCGTGGCCGTGCCCTGAAAGCTCAGTACTCCCTGGAACTGGCTCAGGACCTTCGCGCTGTACACGGTCTGGATGCTGAAGCCGAGCTGGCTAACATCCTGTCCTCCGAGATCCTCTCCGAGATCAACCGTGAGATCGTTCGTACCGTATACAGAGTTGCTCTGCCCGGTGCTCAGAACAACGTAGCCACCCCTGGCGTATTCGACCTCGACGTTGACTCCAACGGTCGTTGGTCTGTTGAGAAGTTCAAGGGTCTGCTGTTCCAAATCGAGCGCGACGCTAACGCTATCGCCCAGCTGACTCGTCGTGGCAAGGGTAACATGATCATCTGCTCCGCAGACGTTGCCTCCGCCCTGACCATGGCTGGTGTACTCGACTACACCCCTGCTCTGAACGCCAACCTCAACGTTGACGACACTGGTAACCTGTTCGCTGGTACCATCAACGGCAAGATGAAGGTCTACATCGATCCTTATTCTGCCAACATCAGCAACAGCCACTATTACGTAATGGGTTATAAGGGCTCCAGCGCCTATGACGCCGGTATGTTCTACTGCCCCTACGTTCCCCTGCAGATGGTTCGCTCTGTCACCTCGCAGACCTTCCAGCCTAACATTGGCTTCAAGACTCGCTACGGTCTCATCGCTAACCCATTCGCTGAGGGTCCCAGTGGTCCTTACAACCGTGGCCTGGGTAGACTGGTTGACAACAGCAACCGCTACTACAGACGCGTCAGAATCGAGAATCTGATGTGATCTAAATACTTCACCGAACGAAGTGCGCCAGACCCCTCAACCGAGGGGTCTTTTTTTATCTAACTTGAACGCACTCTAATGTTGGACGTGCCAGATAAATAATAATAAAAAGATATGTCTAAGCAGTCGTATAATAATTCTCAACCTCCTGAGCAGATGCAGCTTGGGATTGAGAACAGAAATTTTCTGTCTCCCATTGGCTTCAAGTTTACCATCGCAAAGCTGCGTGGTGTAGAATTTTTCTGTCAGGCTGCTTCGGTACCTTCGATCAGTATGGGTTCTGCTGATCAAGGAACTAGATTTAATAAGATCCCACACCCTGGTGATGAGCTATTGTATGAGGACCTAACCATCAAGTTCTTGGTTGATGAGAACATGAAGAACTGGTACCAGGTACACGACTGGATGAGAGAGATCACAACACCATACTCATCAAAAGAGTTTGGCTTCTCACGTGGTGACGTCAAGAGTATTAATACTGGACTACCAAGGGCATCATATAGAGGTGACTGGGACAACCAGTGGAGATCTGACTGCTCTCTGTTCATTCTATCCAGTAACTACAAGCCTGTCAGTGAGTTTGTATTCAAAGATGCGTTCCCTATTTCACTGACCACACTGAACTTTGACTCTGGTGTACAAGACGTAAACTACTTTACAGCAGAGGTGGTTATGCGCTATAATTATTACGACTATTTCATCTGGGATGCAGCTCACTCGACTGACATCGCCATGAAACCAACCTATAGACGAAGCGAAGCTGGCGTAAACTTGTAATGGACCTTGAAACTATCCAGTCATCTTGGGAGAAGGATAGTAAAATTGATGATGTAATGCTCGATGAGTCGTCACTACGAATACCACAGCTGCATCACAAGTATCTCACGATGCACAACCACTTCTCTCTGCTGTGTAAGAAAGCAGAGCAGGAGCTTAAACGTATGCAACATAAGAAGTGGTTGTTCTACTCTGGCAAAGAGGTTCCAGAGGATTCTGAGCCCTTCCCCTACAAGGTGATGAAGTCTGACATCCAGAACTGGATTGGTGTAGACGATGACATCATGAAAGTAGAAATGAAAATTGAATATTACAAACAGACTCTATATACATTGTCTGATATATTGAAGCAGATACATCAAATGACATATCATATTAAACAATGTATTGAGTGGAGACGTTTTGTAAATGGTGTATGATTATGTGGTTCCAGCGTCTGGTACTGTTATACAACAAATTAGTGAGGAGCACCCTGGCATTGACATTGCTTGCCTTCCTGGTTCTCCTATCGTTGCAGCTCACGCTGGAGAACTTATTCCCGGACGCAACTCAAGGATGGGTAATTTTGCGTACGTTACCCATGGATATCACTCAACATTCTATGCACATATGGACACAGTGATGCCACCTAAAGGATGGGTAGAAGCAGGAGAACAGATTGGGACCTGTGGTAACACAGGCACCTGGAGTAATGGACCACACCTACACTTTGAATCAACAGAGAGGTATAGATTTTGATATCAGGAATATTTGTATTTGCATTTATCATTCTACTCACAACTACT